TCAGGGATAATCATGTGCTTCATAATCTACTCCATTAAAAAAGCCCCCATCAGGAGGCTATGTCTTGGTATGCAATTGCAGCTAGGCCACAGATTACGACGATGATTGCGATAGTCATGATAGAACCCCAGTAGTTTGTAGAGGGGCGGATTATACTCGCTATCGTTGATGATATATAATGATACATATTGATGTATTCCATATCGGTAATGGTATATCAGTCGCATTCTTTCATTAGATCAAACCACAGTTGTATCTCGGTCTTCTCTGGGTGTGGGTCGTCACTCCACTCCTGCATATAGTTCTCATCTCCATGGGCCGAGCATCTTGCGTAGCTCAGTCCACCATCAAGGAAGTACAGATTGCCATTCTGATCTCTATGCTCAGAGTATTTATTAGCCTCTGTGCTTTCGAGTACCTTCCCATCAGGGGTCTGTAATCTATTTCTTATTAGCTTCACGCCTTGCCTTCCACTCTTTATGATCATCCATAGTCAGCAATATGATGCCAGTAAGAATGCCGCCAACTCCGATTATGAAGATGGCAGCACCAAGGGCTTCCACTAGAATGGGATGTCTTCATCGACGGCAGGAGCAGCAGCCTTGGCAGGGGCAGCATCGCCATCAGTGAAGAACACTTTCACGTTACCAAGGATAGGAGTCTTGACACCCTGCTCACGCTCCTCAGCGGAAGTTGACTGAGATACAAAGCCATTGTTCTCGTACTGGTCTTGCTCGGCAGTATCAATGAAGGTAGTCAGGTCAAGGTATGTACCCTTAGCACCCTCAAACAGTCGCTCTTTGTCGATCTTTGTTACATCTAACTTAATGCTTAATCCAACTTTCATACTAATCTCTCCGTCTCTGTTGTTATGGTTTCTACTGCGGCCAGAACTTGCTCGGCCATTGCTTCAATAAACTTCTCATTGCGTCTTGCTCTTACTAGCAGGTGTGGCATTTCGGGGTGGTAAGACATGAAGTCCCACCACTCTCTCCCTGTTATCCACATACAGCCCTGCACTTGCTGGTAATACTTTGCTGGCACCTTACCTGCTCTCAGGTAGCTAACGTGTACCGAATCAGATGGACATTTTATCTCAAGTCCACCCTGCTCTCCAACTAAGCCATCAGGACTACAGCCAAACTCTTCACTGTCATCCAGGATGAAGCCTGTCTCTACCACTTCAAAGTCAGTGATAAACTCATAGGCTTCGCGAGCTTCTGGCTCCAGTGCTGTACCTCTCTCCATGTGTTCGTTGGTGAAGAAGGGTTTACTGCGGCCAGTCAATCTCTCAGCAATCATCTCGTTGATGTATGACTCTGCTGAACTAGAGGGCTTACCACTACCAGTGATTAACTTCCCAAACATTGAGGCTGATGGCCTGCCAAGTCTTGAAGCAAGCCACTCAGGGGAACCCTGCTCATCGTTTAAGATGATCATTTAACTATCACTCTATCAACTAACTCAATTTTTCGGGGCTTGGTTCTTTCATAGCTTCTCATACGCTCGTTAAACTTACGCTGTTCTTCTTGATCTAAGCGGTGCTTACGCATTATCTCCAGGTAGGGGTCACGCTTCTGTGATCCACCAGTGTTGACGATAACTCCGGCACAATCAAAGATTGCATTGCCATTAAAGTCTTTGCCTATCTGGGTACAAGCATTAGCACCTGCACCCATCAGCATACAAAAAACAAATAGTATCTTTTTCATCATTTCACCTTAGCCTTCAGTGCGGCAACTGCTCTGCTGTGGTGGGTAGCAAGCATATTGTCAACTGAGTCAGTCTTAAAGTATTTCAGGAACTGCTTAACATCTGCACCCGACTCTTCCAGAAGCGCTTTGATTTCGGCAGCCTGCTCATCAGATACAACCTCGGTCTTGGTGGCTTCAGGTAAATCCTCGCCAGCATAGATGTAGATACCCAAGCCAAACATGGCAATACACTTTACTAGGCATCGCATACGAGCATCACTAATATCGCGGGTTGTTGCGTTGGGGATGGACTTGTTTCTGTTGTCCATAACTGGCAGCCACATAGAATGAGTTACGCCCTGCACTGTTACGGATACTGATACCTCAACTGTTCCGTTCTCAAGGAATGAAGCCTCCGCATACTCATAGGTGGAGTCAGGATAGTTCTCCATCAGCTTCTGCCAAGCCCAAGCCCAAGATAGGTAGGTTAGTTTACCTTTCTGCTCAACGTGGTCTGAACAGTCGATTGCGGACAGTGTTGCCCATACGGATTTTTTATTAGTCATTAGTTAAATTCTCCTGCTGATTTCATTTGTTCAAAGACATAGCGTGCGCCATATCCAATGTCATAGGCGTGTGACTGCCCTTCTTTGTGGGGATAACCTTTGCGGCAATCGTAATCACCGCGATCCAGGTCATTCAAGTATTCAATATCTTTATCCATTTACGCACCCTCCAAGTAGTACTCAGAAACACCACACTCTTCACCGAAGCGATTGGTTACTTTGATTCTGCTGGACTGTATTGGGTAGCCCTGTTGCTTTAGCTCAAAGATTCTTGTCGCCAGTTGGGTGATGCCCAGCTTATCGTAAGCCTCAAGAGAGGTAATAGTATTACCACTCTCGAAGTGTTCAAGGACTCTTTCTCTCTGACCCATTATTCTACCTCCAAACCGTGCATGGCATACATCTTATCACGCTGCTCACTGCTTGTGCAGTACCGATCTATCTGAGCTTTTACAAAGTAATCAACCTGCTTCTTATGCTCAGCAGCCTGAGCCTTCTGGTAATCCAAGTCTTCTTGGGTTGGCATAGGAAGTAGCGGACGCTTCTCGTAGTCTCTAATATCATCCGATCTACCACCAGTAATATCACTCATAAAACTATTGAAGCAGTCATCTGGACTGCCAGTGCGGTTGGGGTCTTCATCTCTGTAATACATATTGCTCTCCTGTTGTTTGAGTTGACACAATACTATCATGTTATTTTAATGTCAATAGTTATTTGCAAATTAGATTAACATCTGTTACTGTGTCACTTCACTAACCAAACCGAGAAACAAAATGGATACTGTTAAAGCAATCAGCTACTACCTAAACCTGCATGGCATGAGCCACATTGAGTTCTCACGACTCACACTGCTATGTCCTGCTACTGTCAGCCTCATTATGAATCGTCACCGCAAGCCCTCTCTCGATACCATGATCCGTATATCAGAAGCTCTTAACATTAAGCTGTCTGAATTTGTGGCGGCTGGTGAATAAGATGGAGAAGAAGGGCTACTACGCAATGATACCTGCCAGCGTCAGGTATGATAAAAGGCTAAACGCTAATGCTAAGTTGCTCTATGGTGAGATCACTGCTCTATGTAATGAGAAGGGATACTGCTGGGCATCCAATAGATACTTCGCTGAGTTGTATGAAGTATCTGTTCAGTCCATCAGCAAGTGGATCAAGAATCTCAGTGAGTGTGGGTATATCAATATGCAGCTGGAGTATGTTCCTGGCACTAAGCAGGTCAAGCATCGCTACATCCAGATGGCTGATACCCCTACCATAGAAAAGTTTAATACCTCCCCTCTAAAAGTAGAGGAGGGTACCCTAGAAAAGTTTCAACCCTCCCCTACAAAAGTTGATGACCCTACCCTAGAAAAGTTTAAGGATAATAATACATCTAATAATACAATTAATACTACAGGGAATAAGGGGGTTATCACCCCAGAAAAAAAGAAGAAGAAGCCGCCATTTGTTAAGCCAACTCTCACTGAGGTTATTGATCACTGTAATCGTACTGGTGCCAACAGGTATGTTGATCCGCAAGGCTTCCTTGATTTTTATGAGAGCAAGGGGTGGATGATTGGTAAAAATAAAATGCAGTCATGGCAACACTGTGTCAGCACATGGGTGAGGAAAGAGAAGCAGGATATTGCCGCCAAGCAGATGGCTAAACCAAAACAAAAACCAAGTGGCCTGAGAGGTCGTGAAATAACTGAAAGCCTGACTGATACCAGTTGGGCAGACTAATAGAGATTAACTAGGAGAAACGAATGTGGATACTACCGAAGAACTACCCACTGTCATCGCGTTTTGCGCAGGATATGGTGGCATCGAAAGAGGATTTGACCTTGCCGGACTTGAACATCGAGTCATCGCTTATGTGGAGATCGAAGCCTTCGCGATTGCGAACTTGGTGTCGAAGATGGAGGCCGGAATCATACCTCCCGCACCTATTTACACGGATATTAAAACCTTCCCATCGGAAATCTTTCGAGACTGCGTTGACATCATCACTGCTGGCTATCCATGTCAACCGTTTTCAGCAGCAGGAAATCGCAAAGGAGAAGATGACCCAAGGCACTTGTGGCCTCACATACGGAGACACATTGAATCAATTAGACCTGTTCAATGCTTCTTTGAAAACGTCGAAGGACACGTATCGCTTGGACTCTCCACAGTTGTCAGCGACTTGGAAGAAGATGGTTTTAGCGCAACGTGGGGAATATTTAGCGCGGAAGAAGTTGGCGCTCCACATCAGAGAAAGCGAGTGTATATCTTGGCCGACCGCAACAGTATTCGATGTCACTGGTGGCAACTACCCCACAGAACTGGTGAACGGACAGTGGAGATCGAAGCACAGCAAAGACCCGAACAGTCCTTGGTACGGAGCAAAGCTGAGGGATGCAGTAGAGACTCTGGAGGGGAAGAATTGGCCTACACCAGATGTGGCACAAGCACAGAAGGTGAGCAACAGGCCGAACTATGGGCAATTAGGACTAGCGAATCACCCAGATGTGCATGGCAAGACAGTAAGCAGGGAGCCAATGCAAAAGGACAGAGCTGGCCTTCCAGGGCAGGACAAGAGCAGTATGACTGGGAAGAACCAAGAGTTGTTTGGAAAACTAAACCCGGCATGGGTGGAGCATCTAATGGGTGTCCCAACAGGGTGGACAGACTTAGAATGTTGGGAAACGGAGTAGTACCTCAAACAGCAGCCAAAGCATATATAACTTTAACGGAGAGAACACAATGACTACAGCAAAAAGAAAGTTTGAAAGAACCCATACCATCGCAGATGCCAGAAAGAATCTGAAGTGTAAGGCCAAGCAGATCAAGTGGATCGGTGATCGTGAAGACTTGGGGCTAGTGAAGGGTG